CTCATCTTGGTTTACTCCCGGTAACTTGTTGAATTTTTTCTGCCGTAATTTCTATGATATTTAGTTTTGCTTTACAGTAAACAGGACTTGGATTTTCTTTCTTATACAATTCTTCCACTATTGTGAATAATCCTTGTTCCATCTTATATGATGCTTCACCTCTTGGTAGGTGTTGGCTATAATTTTTCAACTCCAAAGAAGTTGTATATAACATACTGACAGTAAATTTATCACAAGTACCAAATTGAGATATAGTCCTCAACTTGTTTATTAACATATACTCATTGACATCATATTTCGATGGAAAAACAATATCTGTTACTGTAGCACAACCAGATAAAACTAATAAACAACATAATAGTAATTTTTTCATGGATTAAGTTCTTTCTGTTTAGCAACCCATTCTTGTAATGCTCTTAGTTGTTCGGCAACTTGTTGGTACTTTCCGTAGTTTTCAATGATGACTCTTTCGGCTTCAGAGAGTGCAATTCCGGAGGCGGTACCATCAATTCCGCTGGAGGTGTCGGGAACGGTACCTTGAGCGGCGTTGTCGTGCAACCTAACAAAAGATTCAGGCAAAGTACACATGCGGTCGTCTTTAGTATTAACTTGATTGAGTATTTTTTCATTTGTTTCCTTTATCACTCCACTTTGTATAATATAATGTTCAACAATCTTCTGTGTAATTTGTTCTTGTTTGGCTTGTAATACTTCTATTTCTTTTTTAGAGTTAACCAAAACGTCTACTCTACCTTTAATATAAGCACCACTTAATGCTATGATGATACCAGAAAAATATACTACAATTATAACTATACGATATTCTATAGGTAAAAATATTTTGATTAATGAACTTGCTATAATTAAACCTATACCAGTTCCCATTACAACTAATGGAATCCATCCTGGCATAAGACCTAACCAAAAGTTGAAATTCAACAACTGTTCAATAATCATTTAGGTACTTTGCGATATAATGTAGGATATTTCTTTCTGCGTTTAGTCATATCAACTGCTGTAGCACTTACAGGATCAGTTGCACTTTGTGGTCCAGTTACATTAGTTGGTCCCGTAACGGCTACAGCGGAAGCGCCACCGCCTCCAGCACCGCCAGCACCCATCTCATCAAGCTGAGATTCTTCGTGTTGATGTTTGAAATATTGAACTTGTCTTTCTCTTTTTTCAGCACCGGCTTTAGTAGGATATGTTCCTAGATTTTTACCTGTTTTTTTAGAGACAAGTTTATATTTACCGTCTGATTTGACGATATGTTCCTGCATGAATTGTTTGAAGGTTTTCATATGTTTAGTAATATCTCTGCGACATTTGGGTCCATTGGTATATCATAAGATGATATATTCTTACCATTAATACCAAAAATAGTTTCTGGCATTATCTTTAAGTAACATAAAAACGTTTTTAGGATATCATAATCTCGTTCATCTATTCTATAAAATAATATTCTTGCCGTTGCTTCTGGTCCAAAAACATTATTTAATAAGATAATATGATTTAATATTAATCTTTCTTTGAGGGATTTAGTAACCTTATATCTACGAAATAACCTTTTTAGATACTTAGTTCTCTTAATATCTCCCTCAAATTCAGAGATAATGCAATTAGGTGTAGTATAACACTTCATCGCATATAACAAAAAATTTTCTTCGTTCAAATCATCAAACATTTATAATCAATCATGGTTAAACTGGCGGATAACCGCCAGTATTAATTATTAAACGCCGGAGTAATATGTGTTAGAATTACTTGTATTGCCTGATGATGTATTGGATGCTGATGAGTTAGCTAAAGCAACTAAAACTTCAGTTTGAACACGACCAGCACGACCGCCAGTACCCGTTGTTACTCTTACCCAACCAGCATGAGCTGAAGAAGCACCAGTATTAGCCAAAGCACTTGTTGTATATTGTGCGCCGTTAGCAAAAGTTGCGTTAGCTAAACGTGTTGGTGTAACTAATATTGTGTCACGGTTGTAGTTAACTTCAGATGTTTTATTTGTGTTATAAACAATTGATTTGTCAACTTCAACGATAGAACCGGCAGGAACATTACCAAAATAAGGATTTGTTAATGTGATTGTATTGCCTGTAACTGAAGCGATTGTGTTGTTTGAAGCAAAGAAACCAGCAACACCGTTACCTGCTACGTTAGATGCGTAAACATATTGTCCTGCAACAACACCAATATTAGCAAGATTTGAACCGCCGTTGGCAAGTGTAAAACCATCACTATATGTAAATGTAATTGAAGAATTACCTGATATTAAATTTGAAATTGCAGTATTAGCAACCGTTAATTGAATCAACTCACGGGTTTGTCTTTCAGCTGAAAATTTTGGTTTAGATGTTGGAGCATCCGTATTTGACCATGCTGGCATTTTTTTCTCCTTGATTAGCCTTGGGTTATATTTCTATTTATCTTTCTTATTACTTTGTTTTTTCATAGCATCTGGTTGTCCAGGACGATTCCTCATCATTGGATCAATTTCGATAGTATCCCTTTTACTGCCAGTCTGTGTTGTTCCACCAGACATAATTACAGCAGCGGATGGCTTATTTTCACCCACATTTTTATCCATATCTGGAGTGTCCATCTTAGGTTTCTTACCATATGTTGCAACCGACTTATCCGCTACTCTATGGTCATATAAATCTTCTTTGAGTTTCTTTTTCTTCAACATCATAACTCGTTGAGCAGTAGTCATTTTCTCAGAGATACCTTCACCAGGTGACATAGGTGCTGGTGTAGCAGCTTTAGCATCCATGTAAGTTTCTTCTGCTTTGATATTTTTTACTTTTTTATTAAAGCTTTCAATTTCTTTATCATACATCTTTTCTTCTTTACTACGAATTTTTTTCAATTCACCACGAACTTCTTCTTTTGAAAAACCAAAGCTTTGACGATTACTAATATTTTTTAATTCTTTACCAACTTCTTTGGCTTTTGGTGAATTAGGATTCATATCTTCTTTATGTACGGATGCTCTATCTGCTTTAATTTTATCCATCATAATTTTAGTTTGTTCACTATCAGGTAAATGAGCAATACTTTTCATAAACTCTTTGTGTGCTTTTTCTCTATCGTAAGAAGCTTGACGCCACTTATCCGCACCTGACATTCTTTTTTTAGCTTCGTTCATTTCTACTTCCTCTGGAGTTAATGAAGTATTTTGATTACTTTCTTTTTTATGCATAGTACCTTGTGGTGTTTTTATTTTATAAAAACTTGCAGCTTTTTCTAGTTCATTTGCTCTTTGTGCTGTAGGAGAATGTATAATTTTAGACCTAGAATCACCTTGTGATTTTTGAACAGTTGTCAAATCTTCAGAAACACCATATTTTGCTGACCAAGGATCATGAGGGTTAATCCCAAACCGACCTTTAGCCGGTTCAGGATTTTTCTTAATATAGTCTTTAATCTTTTTCATTAGTTTGAAATCTTACCCATCATTGTTTCATCTTTTTGTTTTTTAACTTTTTCCATAGCGGCTCTTGCTATTTTTCTAGCACGTTTCATTGAAGCACTAACAGTCGAATCATCTGATGTTTTTTTATAAGGTTTATTAAAAGGAACTTCTACTGATTCTCTTTGATGAGTTTGCATCCATGATTTAAAAGCATTTGACTTAGAATGTGAAATTTTAGTATCAGTTGAAATGAATTTTGGATTTATACCTTTAGACAACAGATACATATCTAATAATTTATTTTCATCCAATACTTCTACTTCTTCATTTTTAAGTTGTTTATCTTTTGAGAAATAATGGTGTGGAGGTGTAGTTAATTTATCATCAAATTTAATATCTACAGCACCTGGATTAGTTGTAATCTTTTGTTTCTCTTTTGTATCTTCACCTTGGTCAACTTCTTTTGGAATATCTTCTTCACCAGCAACTGTTAAATTAACTTTATAACTTTTAAAAGAGTTTAATTTACCACCAGGAACACGACCACGTAACATATCGGTTGTTATCTTGTGAGCGCCTTTATCTGTTTCAATATCAACTGCTTCTTTAACTGTTGTATGACGTTCAACTTTAGATAAACGGCAACCTTCTTTGCATTTTGCTTGAGCTTGTTTGATAGCATCGTCATCATCTTTAGCGGTAAACAAATTCATACCTGTCCACTCACCTTTTTCATTTTCATAGTGAGCAGCATGAGTATGAGAATCATTCTTTTCGGATAACTCATATTCAACAGATTCCATTGGTTCTTTTTTGCCTTTTAAGAAAGCTGCCATACCTTTACCTACATTGTGTAAAGGACCTGGTTTTTTGCCTGCATCTTTGTACCAAGATTTATCAGCAACATCTTGATTCTTTTTTGGAGCATCTTCATCCAATTCAACATCTTCCTTTTTCATAATCTTTTTAGCAATATCGTGAGCTTTTACGATTGTGCTTTTCTTTAAAGGAGGAGTATCACCGGTTGCTTTTTCAGCAGCTGCCATACCGATAGCATATGGATTTTTAGCCTTTTCTTCACCCATATTATTATCGGTGAATGTTTCTAAATTTTTAGCAGAAGCTTTATCTTCTTTGATATGCTTCAAAAGTCTTGAAGCAAAAGTACCTTCTTCGACCGTACCTTTTTTGCCTTTGTGCATACCTTTTTCATGTTTGCCAACTTCTTTGTCAGCAATGTTTTTAGCTTGCATAGGAGTAACACAATCACCATCTTCTTTGATTTCTTCACCTTTTAAAGCACTCTTTTTAACCATCTTCTTAACTAATGCTTTATCTTCTTTCTCATCGTCATGATGCATTTCTTCTTCACCAATAGATTTTAATTCTTTTTTACTTGGTGCTTTAACATCTTTTAAGTCTTTTTTGCTTGGACCTTTTTCAAAGGGATTCTTATGTTGAGCATCATGTGCTTTCTTTGAGCCGTAACCAGAACCACCAAGTACTTTAGTACCTGTTGCAGTAGGAATTTTTAAAGAAGCTTCATCCATTTCCATAGCTTCTTTATGTGATTTAGCAGTAACAGGATATTTTTTACCTTGGAACTCAAAATGAGTTTTACCATCTTTTTTAGCAGCATGAGCAGCCATATGAAAGCCAGTCTCATCAATTTCATCATCTTTAATTAGACGTTTTTTTTCATCTTCCACTAATACTGAATTAACAGCATCGAGCATTGATTGAGATACCTTATTTTTTGCAAACATTTTTTTCTCCTATTATTATCTGCATTTCCACTTGCGTAATGCTAGTGCTTTTCTTGTTGGTTCACCGTTTGGTTTCTTCATTGGACCTTTCATGCCACCCATTCTAGCACAAAATGATTTTCTACGTTTAGCTGCCTTACTTCCTGGTTTCACTTTACCTGTAACAGCCATCTTTAATTTAGAACCTGGATTCTCTCTACGATAAGACATGATGCCTTTGCGATTTAATCCACCAGTAGCACTCTTACCTTCTTTTCTACGCCAAGCGGCAGTTTCAAATAATTCTTCGTCTGTAACATCTTCTAAATTTTCCCAAAGAATATCTGGATTAATATTGCTTTCTTCAGCAATACCATCAACAACTTCTTCTAAGATATCAAACAATTCTTCAGTATCATATTCTTCGTAGAATTCAACTTCTTCATTTTTAGATTTTAATGCAGCTTTAAGTTTAGCTTGTTGTTCTTTTTCATCTCCGCCTTGATGACCTAATGCTTTAGCATGAGCAACTTCATGGCCAGGTTTTCTTCTATTGGCTAAAGTGTCATATTGTTTTTTACCACCAAATAACTCAGCACCTTTATCACGACCACCGATGATACCTTTTGTTATTGGATGTCTACTAGCATAATCTGACCTTTCGTCCAATTCAACTTCTTCTTTATTAAACGCCTTGTTTAATAATTTCAAGGTATCTTTCTTTACTTTTTTTGAAGTAATTGGTTTAACCATGTTTGCATCTTTATTTTTAATACCAAGAGGATAATCACCGTGGCGTTCCTGTGATTTTTGACTTTTATCCATTTCATCTAATTCAACTTCTTCTTCTTGACAAGAACCTTTTGAATATGGTTTTTTACCAGGAACTGGTTTGTATCCTGTCCAGCATCTACCTTTTTCTTCTAAGTATTCTTTAAATTCGTTAAAAGTTTTCATTTTTTCTCTCTAATCCAATTGTCTGGTATTTGACCATGTTTTTTCTTAAAATCATTATGCAACTCATTACCAGTAATTCCATGTTTCTTAGCAATGTTTTGCATCAATTCATCAATTGAATCATAACTATGGTCATCTAACTTCATTAAACCATGTTCCAATTCTTTGACGTAATCTTCTTTTAATTTCTTTTTCTTCTTATCTACTACAATACCGTTACGATTTTTATCACCGTAAGTTTCCATAGGTTCTTTATTACTAGCACCACCTAACGTACCACCAACACCACTTTCTGGACCGTTGATGAAACCTTGAAACTCTTTTAAATTCTTTTTAAATTTCTTAAAAGGCTTTTTCTCTAATGGTGCATCAGACGAATCATATGCACTCGATAAAGGATTTACTGACCCACCTGATGGTACCGCTGTGGTAGCTGGGTTAGCGTTACTATACATTTCACTTTCACTATATGTCTGGTTACCTAAACCAGCACCACCTGTTAATCCTGAACCATTTGTTCTTGTGTTCCACTCAGAACCTACACCATCAACTGATGGTTTTCTTATTTCTTTGCCTGAGGTGTCGCCTTTTTTGAGCCTTTTCTTTTTGTCGTTGTCTTGGCTGAAGTTGCTTTCTTTTGGCTCGGGCCTGACTTTAATTGTTGGCTGACTTCCTTCGAAACGAATATTTTCGGTGCTGTAGACTCCTGACCAGGCTCCTCCTGAGTGGCCTCGACCGTTAGGGTCTTTTCTTGGCTTTTGATTTCCGGAGATATGGTCGTCACCTTGTCTTGCTCTGGAGTCGGGAATGGTGTCGGTTGGGCCGGCTGCTCTGAGACCTGGCGTGGTTTTAATTTTAAGAAATCGATTAGTTTTTTTATCATCATGCTCTCCAAATAACCTATTTATTGTATAATTGATGTCAACTTTATGATTTTTCTTCATCCATTCAACAGCATCTTCATTGATAATTTTACTATCAAGGAATTGATTTGTGTTTTCATAAATTTCATGGATGTCAAATTCTTTATCACTTAAATCACCTGTGTTATCAAATACCATAAAGTTACTATACAGTTCTTGGTATTGTCTAGTAACTTCTTGTGCTTTTAACCATTTATCGTGACGGACAGATTCAGCCATCATTCTAGATAACATAGAATTTCTTTCTTTAGAAGCTTCGTCTGTGGTATTAACAAATATCATCATGGTTTCATAACCAAGTTCTTCTAATTCTTCTTTGATGTATGTAATCTTCTCATAGTCATCAGCAGGACCATTAATAATCAATGGACCACGATTACGTATTGACTCTCTACGGTAATCATTTGATTTTTCTGATAATTTTTGTTTATCAGCCAAATAATCTCTAGCTTGAATAAGATTGAGCTCGGTGATTGAACCAGAGGCAATTGCTTCACGGATGATAACATCTTTACCAGAATTTGGACCACCAGTAATAAAGATAGCCTTAAACATACCACGATTATGTGATTCGTTCAATCCCATACCTTTACGGACATCATGCATCAATTCTTTTGCATGTTCATCAGATACGTGGTGTGGTACACCTTGACGGAAAGATGAGAAATCTTTATTCTTCGCATGTTCTCTCATTTTTGTACCAGACATACCTTCAGCACCTTCGGCATCAGGATCACGGTGACCTGCAGAGTGAACTCTTATTTTTTTAAAATTATAGTGTCCGTGTTTACCTTTTACACCATTATATTTGTGTAATAAATGGTCCATTTCTTTAACACGGTCAGATCCAGCGACCACGTGAAGTTCGTCATGTCCCATTCCGTGTAATTTTGCAGCATGATGTAATATTGTTGGATGTTCACTAGATGAAGATTGAAAGTGAGTACCTGGTGAGTAACGTTTGAGGTGTTTAATTTTCTGTTCACCGGATAAAGGATTCTTCTTTGAATCTTGTGAATGTGAAACTACAACGGTGTGTTTAGCTCCAAGTTTTTCAGCTGTAGATTTTACTTTATCAATAAGTTTTAAATGACCAGTTGTTGGAGGATTCATGCGGCCAAAAGCCATTACTACCGGTTTGGCACTCTTTTCTGCTTCTTCAAGTAGTTCTAAAAAAGATTTCATTATTCTCCGTGAGCCTTACCGTCACCTTTAAAACTTGTCATTGGGTCACTAACTGAACTAGGTCTCATTCTGTGACTAGCAAATACTTTGCCTTTATGTTTAAAATGTACAGTAGTTCCTTCATGATGAACTTCAAGATTTGCATGGTCTTTTAGTTTATGTTCCCAATGTTCACTAGGATTTGTAATGTCGTGTTTTAGTGGACTTCCTTCTTTTTTACCGCCAACATATGTGGTATGTCTAATATGTTCATGACCATTATGTTGCATAGGAGTTTTATTTGCTTGTAATACATGAGTTTTAATATGATGAACTAAATCTTCTTTTGATTTTTTCTTTAATTCATTTGCTGTATGTTCTGCTATTTTTGTTGTTGTATGATAGTTAGCATGAGTAACATGAGCTTTCATTTCAGGATCTTTATTCATTAAAGCTTTACGCTCAGATTTATTTTTAGCTTTGAGTAATTCTGGATATTTGTGTAACAATTTTTTTCTATGTTCATCAACAATATGATGTGCTCCGTGAGTAGCTTCCATACCAGGATTTGATGCGGTAATATGTTTATTTGTGCTATCAGTAACTTTCAAACTAACACCGTGGAATTTTTTCTTGTTACCTTTATGTGAATGTACTACGATATCTGAAGCATCTTCTTTTTGTGATGCTTTGATACCAGTTGACCTTTGTGTATCACCTGGTTTTGAAGTCCAATGTACGTCATGTATTTTATGACCATTCTTTTCGATGTGTTTACGGATATGATTTGCGGCAGATTCAGCTTTATCATGTAATCTTTTATATTCATCAGGATGAAGTTGTGCTCTAATCTTGTCATGCACTTCTTTGGGACTATCACCTTGTTTATCAGCGTGGTGAATCATGTGTTTTTTACCACGTAAATGATAACCAACCAACAATTCATGTAAAACGCCTTTTGAGTTAGAAGTTATTTTTCCATCAGATTTTACATGCTCTTTAGCGGCAGTCGTATCCCTTTTTATGGATTCTTCTAAGCTATGATAATACTGATTTTCATCTTCAGGAAATTCGTCATCCTCATCATCTTCTGGTTCCATGTTGAGTTTATCCAAATATTCTTTTATCTTTTCTTCCTCAGTTTTTGCTGCCTCAGTTACAAGACCAGCTCTTCTTTTGTAGATTTCTAATTGAATTGACATTATTTTCTTACCTTTAATAAATTGGCACGAGCAAACTCGGCACGGTTGACTAATTTTGTTGGTTCGCCTGCGTGATTGACTACAAAACCTTCAGGACCAGTTCTTTTATTATCTATGTGATGTTCCAAACCACCTTCATGATGTTCTAAGTTCTTAACTAAAACATTTTTAGCTTGTTGTAAATGATGGTGCATTTTTAACAAATTGTCATAGTCTTTCTTGTGTGCATCTATGTGGTTTATATGCGCAGATAATTCAGTATTTTTACGACCTTGTGCTGCTGGAGTTTTTAACTTACTAGTTGTTTTTTTATACTTATCGGTAATATGAGCTTTTAAACCTTCAGCTGATGGTGTTTCATCCGTTCTAACTGTATGATTTATATAGGTTGCCAAATGGCCAGATTCTCCTTGATGGGGTTCTGTGGACTTATACATGGTTTTACCATGTTCTTTATGTATTTTTTCAGCCGCATCCATATGTTTATGAAATTCATTTTGGTCTTTTTCAGAGTAATGAATTTGCTTTGTGTCATGGTTAGGTGACTTTTGATAAACATCTGGATGTTGTTTGAAGTTATGTAAGTCTGGATGAGAGTCAGCCTTCATTGAAGAAATATCTTTACCATGGTATTGTGTGTGAGTTACTATACCAATTTTTGATTTTTTAACTTTATCTGCTTCATCACCACTTGCTGTATATTTAATTGTATTGGGTGTAAATGATACTTTACCATTCTTCTCATTTTTTAAATCAGTACCAGAGTGCATAATATCACCTTGATATACACCAGTTTTTGGTGCAACTTTTTTGAGGTGATTTAAAGCTGCATGGAGTTTTTCTACTAATCCTGGTGCATGACCGTGATTTTTTAGAATGTCTGCGTGTGTATAGTTGATTTTTGGATTTTTATTAAAAGCAGACTTGGATGCTACAAAGAATTTACCGTTTTCTGGATGGTGACCAAAAACCACAGAAGGAGAACCGTCATATTTCATAGTCAAAGCGGAACTATTACCACCAGACTTCATATGTTCGTGTGCTTGATTTAATGCACCTTTGGTATGTTCAAAACCTTTTTTACCGTGAAAGAGAGGTCTATCTTCAGCATGATGAATATGCTTAAGTTTTGAACCTTCTTCTTCGGCTTCTTCTTTTAAGAATGTTTTAAACGATAACATTGATTTCCTTACAGATTTGCAACACACTTTGGTTGCCGTACACCTTATTTATACAACATTTTAATTTTGACAGCCAACACGTAGAAATGTTGGCTTAGATACATAGTGTCAAAATTATTCGGATTTCATTACTTTTTCAATGTCATCTACTGTATTACTGATTAGGTAATTATTCATTACGTGTTCGTAAGCCGCATCAACACTACGATTTCTCCAGACTTTAAGTATTTCCACTAATTCATCTTCGGTATTATATGTTATACCATAGTTGGATAACATCTTAGCGGCAGCAATATTTCGAGAAATCCAAGGGGTTTTGTTTAACATAGATTCAATTAATACCAAACCAAAACCTTCGGCATCAGAATTCATGATATAACAGTCAGCATCAGCAATGGCGTCTTTTACATCTCTTGGATCTTCGACCATGAGTGGAATAACATTCTCAGAAGCATGAGGCATGATATTATGACGATTATCATATCCTGTTGTGACCAATACAGCATCGGTTAGTTCAGCCTTACGAAAAGCATCAGCGAGTTCAATCATTCTCTTATTTGGCCAGTAACCACCGCACGATAAAAACATTCTCTTATTTTTTGGTATACCAAATTTATCTTTAAAACGACCTTCAGTACCAAGACAATCTTTAAGTGAAATGCCATGAGTTACTTTACGTGCTTTGTGTTCAAGGCCAAATAATTTAACATGAGCCCAATCTTCTTGTGTTGAACATCCAATAAAATGAGCATCATGTAATCCTTGAATACAAACAGGACTCGTTGAAGGTTTAATTAAAAGATATAATACTTTACCAGGCAAGTTTCTTATATTTTGAAGAACAAAGTTTTGAACCCCAACATCACCACCATGAATAACAATCAAATCTGAACCAAGACACATCTGTGGATTACTCGATACATGAATACCATTAAAGTCTCCTTGATGGTCACCAGTAAATACAATAACATCATGGCCTCGTCTTTTAGATTCTTCTGCCATCTGCTGAACATAATATTCAGAACCACCAGGAAATGGTGCATAACGATGCACTACGAAACATATTCTCATTTTTTATACGCAATCATTTTAAGGACAGAACCTCTTGCTGGTTCTGGATTTCTTTCATCAGGATATCTTCTACAATCAATAAAACCATTTTTTGTTAATAACTTCGATAACGAATCTTCATCAAAACCATTCACATGACCCATACCAGGAATTTTATACTCATTGATATTATGAAATCCACCAAAAAGATATGACATAGCGTTTGCCCATGGATCATTTGATTGATTTAACCAATCAACATTGGCCATAGTGTCCCAATCATTTTTGACTATTCTCTCACATATCCAACGAACATCAGGAACAGTAACTTCTAAAACAGCACCTGGTTTTAATATACGATACACTTCTTTTAATACATTGTCAATATCAAATATGGAAATATGTTCAATCACATCACCCATATAGGCTTTAGTAAACATTTCACTTTCTAAAGGATAAGGTACTTTAGTCAAATCATGTAAGCAATTTATATTACCCCATTGGTGAACATCCATAAAAACTTGTGCATCTGGTTTAGGATGTGGACCGGAACCAATATCAATAATCATATTTCACCTCTTAGTGCTCTTGCAATACCATCATAGATATTGATTTTTGGTTTATAGAATGATAACATTTTTTCAGGATTACCTACACGATACATGACACCTTTTGGTGCATCTACAATGTGATTTACTTCAGGACTATAACCTGCAATACCACAAACAATTTGTTGTAATTCATTAAATGATGTAGCAATACCAGAAGAAAGATTTACTGGACCTTGGATATCTTGTTTAATTGCTTCATCAACGGCATCAACAATATCTTGCATATGAATAAAATCTCGAACTTGTGTACCATCACCCCAAATATCAAATGGGTCTAATCTAAGTTTAGCACGATGAATATATGACGGGAAAGGATAATCTAAATCTTGGTCTGTGCCATAACCACTAAATGGTCTGAATACATTTACTTTGATACCTTCTGCTTCTAAGAACTGTAAACAATATTCGCCTGTTAATTTAGCCCAACCATAAGTCAAATCAGGCATTCTTAAATTATTCAAATCAATATTCGATTCTAAAAGACTATTTTGAGATGCTGCTGTTTGATATGCAATTGGATATGCTGCAGATGATGAGAAGTAAACAACACGGCCTGGTTTTGTTCTAAGAGCCCATTGAATCATATCAGAATCAATGGCTAAGTCTGTTGCAACTGAAAGTGGATTACCTTCAATTGTTTGACGACCACCAACAATGGCAGCCAAGTGAATAATTAAATCAAACTTATCTGTACTAGTCTTAAAGAAATCACGGCAATCATTACCTTCTTTAATATCAATGCCTGTAATATCATGGTCGGCATATTTTCTCATAAAATATTTACCAACAAAACCCATATGACCTGTAATCAAAATTTTCATATTAAATCTCCGCTGCGGTTATAATGTCATTCACTCTGTTTATGTATGTGTGTTTTTCTTGAATCTTTCTCATCTGATTTAGAATCAAATCTTTTGTTTTTGGGTCGCTCTGCATCTTTAATGCAACATCAAATAAATCTTCAGAATTCGGAGCGTAAGCAATTTCACCATCAAATAAATCAAATGTTTGTTTTGAATTGGTCATGCCTAATGCACCATAACTAATATTCTTAATAGCACGACAAGCAATATAACCATTTGCAATATGATTTGCTGGTCGTAAATCTAAAGGCAATAAAGATTGTACTACGTTTGTTCTAACTTCTTCTGTTGTTAATTGTCTTTGCCAAGGTGAACTATAAACAAAAGGTATTTTATGTTCTTCACACTTCTTAACAAAACCTTCAAATACAGGAGAATTATCTTCTCTAATTGTACCACAGAAAAATGCTTGTCTTTTTTGTTCTGTAAATCTGGCTTCAAAATCAAATTCATGTGGTAATAAATCAGTAGCCCAAATATCGTAATACTTATCATAATCAGTATCTTTTTGATAATAAGCAGTATCACTTATTCTTTGATAATTTTCTGGTTCAAATTTGTAAGCATAATTTTTATCAGGTACACCATCAATACCCCAATTACTTGCAAATCTAAAGTCAATTAATTTACCTACTCTATCAAGATACATTGATGCACCAGGATTACCTTCAACTTGTCCTTTATTACCAAGATAATGAACAAGATAACAAGATGATTTTCTCAAAGGCAATCTATTACTCGCACCATTTGCAAACACCAACCATTGTTCTGTAATGATAATCGAATCATCAAAAAATTCATCACCTACATTATCTCTATTGTCTAACCAATAAGTTTCAATACCCATATGTTTGGCAGCACGAACAATTGCTTCATGGATAAAACCATGTGTATGACCTGTATCTAACTTGGCACCCCAAACAATTATTTTTTTATATTTGTTCATATTATTCCTTAATAATATACCAAGCATTATTACTTACTGTAACAACTTTAGAGAAGTTTTCACCTAAGAATTTTTCTAACGACCTTTTTACTTCAGGTAAAACAATATCATGACCTGCGAATATGCCACCTTTTTTAACTAGTGGATAAAAATTAATAAAGTCACGATATGAAGCTTCTTCTGAATGGTCACCATCAATGAAAACAAAATCTAAACATTCTTCTTCTGTAAAACGATTTACAAACTCTACACTAGATTCGTAACAAAATTCAACTCTATCACCAAAAGGTGTTAATAAGTCTTTAGCGTATTGCTTCATCAATTCTTGGCGTTCTTCATTAATATCACCGCCATTCCAATCGATGAATGCTGGATAATTATCTACAGCATAAATCTTTTTAATATTTGGAATTTGTGCCAATAATACATCAGTAGTAACACCTAAACAAACACCAATCTCAACACCAATTAAATCACCTTCTAATTTTGAGATAGGTTCAACTAATCCTAAACCTGAAGGTTCAGATTGATTAGCCCATTCTATTTGTTTTTCAACCCACTCATCAGCAGGTAAATGATGCCAAGGGTCTTGGCTAACTTGTTGACTATTTGGTTCTGTATACAAACCAGTTGTCGTGTTGAATGTCAAAACTTCGCTCATATTTTTTCCTTATATAATCATTAATCATTGGTACTCTGTTGTATTGGTGTAAAATAGCATACTTATCACCTTTACTGTTATACATCACTCCATCTTTCCATACTGGTTCTGGACTCAATAGATTTGGTCTAAACTTATCAATCTTCGTTGGGTCTACAGTTGTACCACATTGACAAGCCCAACCATCATCATGATTAGTATACAATGTAATATCTTTATAAGGTTTGAGTGAGAGTAGTAGATTCAAAGCTGCCTGGTCAGGTCCACCGCCACCCTCAACAAACTGAGGAGCACCATTACAAAGTAAATAAACATTATAACATAAATCTATATATTCTTCATAGGTACCTGCTGTTACACCAGCATTATAAATTGGTGTGTTTGCCATATACTGTGCAGCCAAATCACCAAAAGATTTGTACATATTGTGAATACCCCATGATTCATCTTTATACTTTAAACTTTCAGCAGAAGCACAAAGTTTTTTATCACCAATATTTTGTTCTAACCAATCAGACGGATTAGATTGAAAGACAACATCTGCCACATCAGTAGAAATAATGTATCTTGGTTTATCTTTTAGATTTTTTAAATACTGCCACATATGTAAAAATCTCATATTGACAATATTGAATTGACCATTAACTTCTAAAGGTATAACTATGAAACCTTTACTTTCTAATTTTTCTATAACAGACTTATCAATGTTATAAGTGACCATCATTTTTGTTCCAGTAAAACCGGACTCAATTAATGATTCAGCCCAAGGAGCAATTTTGTGGTCGTATTTGTAACCTGTAATAAAGCCTATTACTAAGTCAGAGTCTTTGTTCGCCATGGGAATTTTCCATCATATCGTTCATTCATTACTGCATTACCATTGATAAAGAATTCTTCACTAACAGAACCTTTACCGCCATCAACACGATAACTTACCGTGTATTCATTTGTACAATCCCATTTAGGAAAGTGTTGAGTTATTGCTTGTAGAAATACTCTATCTTGACCCCAACCACCATGCCACACAGATGCTATTTTAGTTGCTATTGAAGTTTTAATGAAGTATGTATTAGTATCTATGTGATGTATTCCATGATATGTTTGCCATTTGCCTAATGATTCACAATCATCAAAGCAGGCAAATTCACCATCTTTCTTATGAATCTTACGCAAAGAATAACACCAATCAAGATTTCTTGTTTCGATTGTTTCAATACATTTTGCTACATGAGATTGGTATAACCAGTTGTCTTGGTCGAGGTACATGACATAATCTGTATTCACTAAGTGTGTGAAAGCCGCATACACACGATGACCATAAAAACCTTTTGCACCAACATTGATTGGTAAAGTAGCCATCACTAATCTATCATCATCAAATTTACATTTTATTTCAATTGCTTTTTCTAATGCTTGTTCTCCGTCAACCACAACATAACAGATAGTATCTTTGTATGATTGATTCAAAACAGATTCAATCGCATCTTTCAACTCTGGCGAACCAGTAGTTGGTATAATCACCGTTGCACTCATATAATCACCTAATAATTTGTATATCTTTACCTGAAGTCCACACTTCAAGTTCTGTTCTCAATCGACCCTCTGATTTGAGAGTTTCATATCTATTTATAGCTTTGTTCCGCCACCATTCGACAATGTTTACCAATTCATGTTTATCATAGTTTTCACCCTTCTCCAACTTATCGGTTCTACATGCTAACACATCCACGATGTTACTAAAACCATAATCCGACACATAATATCTTTTTTTCTCTGTCAACTTCTTAGCGTTCTCAATCGTTAAGCTGAATGCCAATCCTTCATCAGTCCCTTTAAGTGCTGCTTTGGTTATAGCTACTATCTTGGTAAAGGTCCTTAGCTTTCTACTTGTAGTTGATTCATCAGTTCCTAGAATATCTCCACCAACTCTACTCTCAACAAATTCTTTCAAATCAGTATATGTTTTACCATTAATCATTGGTATCATATCAGAATCAGTTAACCCTTTATAACGAATAAAAGGTTTCATACCATCATATTGAGATACCGCTTTAGTTGAACCATATAAACTGGTAGTTTCAAATAAACAAATATTTGTATTATATTTTTTATTTACAATTTCTCTTACAGTATGTGATGTACAAATGGCTGCTAGTAATTTACCGCCAAGATAATTGAAACCAAAAGGTTGACTTGGTACAATTACAAAACCCATAATAGTAGATTCATTAAATCGTTTGGCAGTATCCTCATTTTGAATCCAGACCTGTCCTAGCATTTCATTTCTTGGTTTCATATAGATGACAGGCGAACCCAACCGAATGAATCCTAGAATCTTTCCTGAGTTTCTTTCTCTGACTGCCAGTTGTATATTTCTTCCAACTGGTGCTTTATTGACATGAGATGATGTAATCGCAAGTAATGTTTCCCAAGTATCATTTGGTATTTCACACACTTCTATATCCATATCTTTTGGGTGCAT